AGTTAGCAGAGCAATACGAGCACAATGAAATAATAGCAATTGCAAAAGGAAAATATGAATATCCTAAATCAAACTATCAACTTTTTAAGAAGTTATTAAAAATAAAATTAAATAAATAAGATATGGCAATTGAGAAGGTTATAGATTTACAAATAAAAAGCAACACAGACCAAGCAGTAGGTAGTCTTAAAAGCCAATTGCGGGAAGCGCAAGCTGAGGTTGCTACATTATCGGACAAGTTTGGGGCAACTTCACGAGAAGCGATTGAAGCAGCTAAAAAAGCAGGAGAACTTAAAGACAAAATTGGAGATGCAAAAGCATTGACTGAGGCATTTAATCCAGACGCGAAATTCAAGGCTTTAAGTAGTTCATTGAGCGGTGTAGCGGGTGGATTTGCAGCGGTGCAAGGTGGTATGGCTTTATTCGGTAGTCAATCGGAAGACGTAGAAAAGACTTTATTAAAAGTTCAGTCTGCAATGGCACTTTCTCAGGGTTTACAATCGATTGGCGAAAGCGTAGATTCATTTAAACAACTTGGAGCGGTTCTTAAAAGTACGTCTATAGTTCAAAAAACATTATCGGTTGCTACAGCTGCTTATACTTTTGTAACGGGAGCAGCAACTACAGGAATGAAACTTTTTAGATTAGCTTTAATTGGTACGGGCGTAGGTGCTTTAGTAGTTGGAGTTGGTTTATTGATTGCTAATTTCGACAAAGTAAAAAAGGTAATAATGAACCTTATACCTGGTTTAGCTTCGGTTGGAGAATTTATAGGTGGTATTGTAGATTCAGTTACTGACTTCGTAGGTGCAACTTCCGATGCTACAAGAGCCGTTGACAAACTTAAAAAAGAAGCTGAAAATACACTTTCGGTTAATAAAAAGTTTATGCAGGAACACGGAGACCAAGTTGATGAATATACTAAAAAGAAAATAGATGCAAAAAATGCGTATGCTGAAGCGGTAAAAGAGGATGGAGCAAATCAAACTGAATTAGCTAAAAGGCTAAATAGAGAATTAGCAGAAATAGAATATTCAAGAGGCGACGAAAAACGTAAAATTCAAAAAGAGGCAAACGAAAAAGCAAACGCAGATAAAAAAGCGGATAATGAAAAAGCAATTGAATTAGAAAAAGAAAACCAAAAGAAATATGCTGAAGAAACAAAAACAGGATTACAAATATTAACCCAAGCAAATTTAGATAATCAAGCTCAAATAAAATTAGATAAAAGAAATTTATTAGATGAACAAATAGCATTATTAAACGAGGGCGTTGACGCTGAACAACAAGCTGAAACAAAAATAACTGAAAATTCAAAAACAAACGCAGATGCAAGGGTAAAACTTTCAGAGGCTGAAGCAGCAGCAAAACAAGCTTTATTTGCAAAAAGTGCTGAAACATTATCAAAGGGTGCTGATTTGTTAGGTAAGAATACAGCAGCAGGAAAATCAATGGCAGTTGCAGCAGCATTAATAAACACTTACCAAGGTATTACAACTGAATTAGCAACTAAAACAGTTACGCCATTTGAGATAGGTTTAAAAATAGCGAACGTTGCTATAATAGCAGCTACAGGATTTAAGGCGGTTAAAGATATTATTTCCGTTAAAGTGCCTGGAGGTGGTGGAGGTGGAGCAGTACCAAGCGGTGGAGCTATGGGTGGCGCACCAAGTCCACCAAGTTTTAATATCGTAGGTGCAAGCGGTACTAACCAAATAGCCCAAGCAATCGGAGGGCAACAACAACAACCCGTACAAGCCTATGTAGTTGCAGGAGCAGTTACAACGGGTCAAGCCTTAAATCGTTCTATTATTAGTAACGCATCAATGGGCTAAAGTTTATAACAATTAATTTATAAAACGTTTTAAAATTATGGAAACTTATACAGTGCTTTTTAACGAGGAAGATAATCAGGGGGTTTACGCTATATCATTAGTTAACGATCCTGCAATAGGCGTTAATTTCATTACACTATCTAATCAAAAGGAATTAAAACTAGCTACTGTAAACGAGGAACAACGTATTTTGATGGGTGCTATTTTAATTCCTGAACAGCCTATTTATAGAAATCAGGATGGTAAAGAATTTAACATAGTTTTTCCAAAAGAAACTATTAAACAAGTTCAACAAAATTTTGCTTTAAAAGGCTATCAAAATAATTCAACATTAGAACATTCAGGAGAACAAATCGAAAATGTAACGTTTGTTGAAAGTTGGATAAAAGAGGATGAGGTACACGACAAATCAGTGCATTATGGTTTCAATGAACCCGTAGGCACTTGGTTCGGATTAATGAAAATAAATAACGATGTTATTTGGAACGAATATGTTAAAACAGGAAAAGTAAAAGGCTTCAGTATTGACGGAGTCTTTGATATGCAGAAAATTAACTTAAACAATGAACAAATGGATTTAAAAACAATCGTAGAGGCGATTAAAGACGGGTTTGCTTCGGTAAAATTATCGAATGAAACCGAACAAGTAGCAGTTGTAGAATTGGCTACAATGAAGTTAAAAGACGGAGTAACCGTATTAGAAGCAGAAAGCTTTGAAGTAGGTCAATCAGTATTTATCGTTGCTGAAAATGGCGACAAAGTACCAGCACCAATTGGAGAACACGAATTGGAAGACGGTAGAATTTTGGTAATTACTGAAGAGGGTAAAATTGGAGAAATTGCAGACGCTAAAACTGAAGCAGTTGAGGAAGAGGTAGCAATGACAAATACCGACCAATTTACTGAAATGATTAAACAAATTATTACTTCTATGTCGGTTGAAGTTGCTAGACAAATTGAAACAGTAAAAACCGAATTAAAAGCTGAAATTGCAGAAACAAAAAATGTTGAGGTAAAAGCTTCGACAAAATCAAAACCACAAACAAAAAGCGAGCCTACAACGGCTTATGAAAAATTTAGAGAATTTAACAAACAATTTAATTAAAAAATTATGGCAGTTACTTACACAGGTGCAGTTGTACCAACAGATTACAAAGCGGATATTATAGCCGAAATTTTATTCAAAAACAAAACCGTTGAAGATGGTTTAGTGGCTTTTGAAACAGGTATTAAAGCGGGTCGTATTATTACTGAAAATATTAATTCAGTAACTATGCAAGCGTGGAGTGTTAATCCAACAGGTTCAGAAGCTGGAGCAATTGGTTTAGAAGACACAACAGTTACACCCGTAAAAGTTGAATTTATTGATAAATTTACACCAGATGATTTAAGAAGTTCACGTTTCAATCGTGATATGGCACCAGGTGCAATCAACGATGTATCAGATGAATTTAACAGACTTGTTTTAAATGGTGTTGCACCTTTGATTTCTAACGATGCTGAGAATAAGTTTTGGAATGGAGCAACAGCAGCAACTAAAACAGCAGTAGCAGCATTAACAGCAGGAACAGGACAAACAGCAGTTGGAGCAGCAGAAAAAACTTTAGTAGCTGCAATGCCTACTACTTTGTTTGATTCTTTGACTACTAGAATGATTTATAATAAAGCAGCAGTAGGTAAAAGAATTAAAGTTGCAGGAACTACTTTAACAGCTAGTAACATTGCAACTGAAATGGCTTTGGTTTACAATGCAATTCCTGATGAAGTTTTAGCTAATGGAGATAAACCTTACATTTATGCACCTAGAAATGTTAAAAAATTCATTAACAATTTTAACAAAGCACAAACTTATAGAGACACATTTACAGTTGATTTAACTACAGGTAAATACTTCTATTTGGATGTAGAGATTGTGTTCATTCCTTTGGCTTCAAATGTATTGATTGCAGGAGTACCTACTAACTTTATGTGGTGTACTGATTTGATGGATGACTATTCAAATATCAATATTGCGCCTTACCCAGCACCTAGAAAAGATTACTTCTACGATGTAGTATTTACAATCTTTGCTCACGTAGTAAATCAAAAATTCAACGTGTTATACGTAGGATAATATTAATCAAAACCGCTTATTAATTTAAGCGGTTTTTAATAAAAAAAAATATGAGTTGTTTAATTAGCAAGGGTAAATTGTTGGCTTGTAAAGACCAACGAGGTGGGATTAAGAATATATATTTTGCAAACTATCAAGACTATTCATTTGTAATTGCAGCACACGCTGTTACAAGTTTAGGTTCTTTAGATGAAGTTTTCAAATATGAAGTTAAAGCGACTACAAACGCTTTGACTGAAACAGGTACAAGTTCTGAAGATAATGGAACATTTTTAAATGCGCAATCTTTAGCAGTAACTTTACCAAAATTAGGTACTGACTTACAAGCTCAAGTACAATTGATTTGTCTAGGAAGACCTTATGTTTTCATTGAAGACTATAACGGAAACGTTTTATTGGTTGGAGCAACGAATGGAACAATGGCGAATTGTACTAAGGCTTCAGGCGGTGCGGGTGGTGATTTAAGCGGGTATACTTTGACTATAACAGCTGAAGAGGGTAATTTGTCACCGTTCTTAGATGCTACTGCAAAAACAGCGTTACAAGCGTTGGTTTCAGATGTCGTAGTTTCTTAAATTACAATACATTAAAATTAAAAGCTCCTTATTGGGGCTTTTTTTTGTTACATTTTTTAATTAATTCGTTAATCTTTTATGAACATATTTAATTTAACAAAACCGTACAAGCTAAATTGCATACCTAGAGCATATAATGATGGTGTTATTACGTTGCTTTTAAGAGACGAATTAAAGGATTTAACGTACACTATTGCGGTAGATAGCATATACTACCAAAACAGCGTTTTAATGCTTGAATTTAGCGATATAACACTAAAAGAGGGGCAGTCATTTGAGGTAATAATCAAAGAAAACGACCAATTAATATATCGAGGTAAAGCATACGCAACAGCACAAACAGATTTTGAGAATTTTGAACTAAATAAAGGGGTTTTAAAAGCCTAAAATATATGGAAAAACTACAATTATTAACACTTTCAAACTATATAAGACCAGAAATTAAGGAAGTTTCTGGCAAAAAGTGGGTATTAAACGGTAAAAACAACGAATTTTATAAGACTATTATAGATGCTTATAATGGTTCGCCTACAAATTCCGCTATTATAGATAGTTATAGTCAGTTTATTTACGGCAAAGGATTGACTTCAACTGACAAATTAGCTAAGACTTCCGAATGGGCAACTATTGTTTCTTTATTTTCTAAAAAAGACTTAAGAAAAATTTGTAAGGATTTTGAAATGTTTGGGGAAGCTTCAATAGAAATCAATTATTTAAACAATAAAATACAAAAGTGTTTCCACGTTGCAAAACAAAAGATTGCGCCTGAAGTTGCTAATGAAGATGGCGACATATCAGGGTATTATTTTAGCTATGACTTTACAAATACAAATAAATATAAAGCTGAAAGATTTGACGCTTTTGGATTTGGTTCAGGCGGTGGCGAACGTTCTGAAATTTACGTAATTAAAGACTATCAGGTAGGACAATTTTACTACAGTAACCCAAGTTATGTTTCAGGGATTTCGTGGGCTAAAATGGAAGAAGAAATAAGTAATTATTCTATAAACCATATCCAAAATGGTTTAAGCTTCGGTCATATCATAAATATGAATAGCGGGGTTCAACAAAGCGAAGAAACTATTATTGAAAATACAAGAGCAATTAGAGACAAACTTACAGGCTCAAGTAATGCGGGAAAATTCTTTTTAAATTGGAATGATAATAAAGATAGCGCAATTACAATTGAAGCTTTAGAAGTTTCAGAAGCACACCAACAATATATTTATTTAAGTACTGAAGCACGTCAGCAACTTTGCACGTCTCACAAACTTACTTCGCCTATGTTGGTTGGAATAAAAGAAGCAAGCGGTTTTAGTTCTAATGCTGAAGAGATAAAAGTTGGTTTTGCTGAATTAATGATAAATGTAATTAAACCAAAACAAGAAATTATTTTAGATGGATTAATGGAAATTTGTGCGGTAAACGGAATTACGTTACAATTGGATTTTGAAAGTTTAAGAAGTGAAGAACCGATTTTACCAACTTCAGAAACGCCAACGGTTGCACCTATCACACAATTAGAAAATCAAAAAGTATGTTGTTCAAACGATAATACAGACCTTACAAGCATAGCTGATGCACTTATTGAAATGGGGGAAGTTATAGATGAAAATGAATGGGAAGAAGTCGATGCAATACCCGTAACAGAACAATTAGAAATAAACGAAATCACTTTAAATTTGGCTAAAACATTTTCAAGTTTTCCAAACGTAAAAAGCGACCAAGATACTTCATTATTTAAAATTAGATATTCTTACGAGGGTGCGCTTGGAGCAAAAAGAGACTTTTGCCAAAAGATGGTAAGTGCGAGTAGAACTTATAGAAAAGAAGATATTACGTTGGCAGAAACTAAAACAGTTAACAAAGGTTTTGGACCAGAAGGAGCAGACAACTATTCTATTTGGTTATATAAAGGTGGAGTTAATTGTAACCATTTTTGGATGCGTAAAATATACTTAAGAAAAAACAATACACAACTTACGGTTAATGAAGCTAGAAAAATGATTTTAGAACTTGACCCGAAAGACAGACCAGAGGCAAAGTGGCAACAAAATGAAAATGAAGTAGCGCAAATTGCAAGTGCAAGTAATAACTTTTGGAGCTTAAAACCTAACTACAGAAAATAATGGAAACGACTATTTTATTACGAGAAAACGAATTAACTAAAAACACTTTGTTGGGCGGGAATATTGATATTGACCTTTATATTCCTTGCATAAAAGATGCTCAAATTATAAGACTTGAGGAAATTTTAGGGGAAACATTATACGATAAAATTTGTTTAGACTTTGAAAACGACGATTTAAGCGGTTTATATTTAACTTTGCACGAAAAGTATATCGTACCATTTTTAATTGCAGCAGCAGCCGTAGAATACCTTTTAATAGGTGCTTACAAAGTAAATAACAATGGTATCTTTAAAGCACAGCCTGAAAATAGCGTTGCAATCGAAAAAACCGAAGTAGATTATTTAGTTAACAATATGCGGTTAAAAAGCGAAATGTATAGCGATAGAATGACAAGGTGGTTAATTTTAAACAATCTACCTGAATGGCAACCGAACGCTACAAACGTTGTAAATCCTTTGAGTAGCAATTTGATGTTTGGGCGTTGGTTTATTGGCGAAGATAAAATTTAAAGATAATGAGAAAAACAGATAAAAGAACAATCGAAAATATTAAAAAACTAAAACAATTTATAAAAGATGGGAACATTAAACTTAACAGCCAAACGGAGCGACACATTTTACGCAGTGCCGTTTCAAATAGCAATCAATAGCGTACTATTAGATTTAACTGATGCGGTTATTAATATGCAAGTTCGCAAAGATGCTGGAACACCTATTATTTTTGAACCCACAATCACTATTACAAACGCTTTAACGGGTAGTTTTGAAATTGATGAACAGATTTTCAATGTACCAGCGTGTGTTTATAAATACGATATTCAAATTACTTTAGATAACGGGGAAGTTCACACGTGGATTAATGGAATTTTTGAAATTACTAACGATATAACAAGACCGTAATGAGTGAAATTATAGATATAAATGTAAGTCAAACAGTTGAAGAGGTTACTATAATTGCAACTCCTACAAACTATATTGTTAATATTAATAAAATTGAAGCAGGAAGTGCGGTCACTTCTGTAAATGGATTGACGGGTGCGGTTGTTTTAACTATTCCAGATGCTACTGATTTTGTGCCTTATTCTGGTGCCACAAGCGACGTTAATTTAGGGGAGTTTGGTTTACAAACTGGAAACATTGAATTTGATTTAACACCTACAAACGCACCTACAGGAGTTGGTTCAATGGTTTGGAATGATACAGCGGGAACTTTAGATTTAAAGTTAAAAGGAGGCAACACTACTTTACAAATAGGTCAGGAAACAGTTGCAAGAGTAGTAAATAAAACATTTACAAATATAACTCTATTAGAATCCAATTATCAAGCTGTAAGAGTTACAGGAGCACAAGGCGGAAGGCCGAAAGTAGATTTAGCTTTAGCGAATAATGATTTGAATAGTACTACAACTTTAGGTTTAGTTACAGAAACAATTTTAAATAATCAAGAGGGATTTATAACTACAAGCGGTCAAGTTCAAGAAATAAATACAACGGGTTCACTTCAAGGAGAAACGTGGGCTGATGGCGATGTGCTTTATTTGAGTGGAACGGTTGCTGGTAGAATTACTAATATAAAACCTATTGCACCTATTCACACGGTAATAATTGGGTTTGTAGAATACGCACATATTAATCAGGGAAAAATATTTGTAAAGGTAGACAACGGTTATGAATTATACGAATTACACAATGTTAGTGCAATTGCACCAAACAATAACGAGGTTTTAACTTATGACACACCTACTTTATTATGGAAGCCTAAAACCGTTGTTTCTGCTTTAGGATATACACCTATAAAATCAGTTATTAAAGATACATTTCAAGGCTCAACAGTTACTGGAGTTACTACTGAAACTTTAACGGGTACTTATTTAATTGAAGCGGGTACTTTTAATGCAAACGATATAATGAGAATACCTTCTTTTTTTGCTGAAAAAACTGGTACTGCTGGTACTTGTACAATACGAGTAAAGGTTGGAACTACTAATGTCTTTTCAAGCGCAACTTTATTAGCAAGTCACGCTTCGACAACAGCGAATTTGAATATTGTACTGCAAAGGTCATCTATTACTTTAAGAGGTGGGAATATCAGAACTATTAATCCAGCTGGAAATATTTTAACAGACATTGTATTGTCATCAACTGCATTATCATCTATAACTTTTAATCCTGCAATTGATAATTATATTTTTACAAGTTTGCAATTGTCGAATGCTAATGATAGTGCTTTTCAATCTAATTTTATAATGACAAACTAATGATAACAATAATAAATAAAGAAACGGGCGAAGTTTTATATTGCACATTTTTAAAAGCTTTTTTGGCTGAAAATGAAATAGTAATTGATGAACTACCAACAGGTAATTTTTATGATTTTGAAACAAAAACATTTTATGATAAATAGAAACCATATTGTACCTTTTATTTTGGTAGTACTTGGAATACTTGACCAATCGACAGACTTATTTACAGACCTTTTAACGCAATTAAATGCACCTTTGTATGTTGGTACTATATTTAAGATTTTAATCATTATTTTAGGTGCTGTTAAGATTTATTTAATTAAACCTATTGAAAAATGAAACAGACTATAATCGATTTAAAATTAAGTTTACTAACAACTACTTATTTCGCATTAACTTTGGCTGATACAGATTTTATAATGAAATTAGTAGTATTTTTGCTTACAGTTGGATATACTATTCGACGTTGGTATTTATTAGAAAAAAATAAAAAGGATTAATTATGAAATTAAATGAAAAAGGTTATTTAATGATTTGTGAGTTTGAGGGTTTAAGTTTAAAGCCTTATTTATGTCCTGCAAAAATTCCAACAATTGGCTATGGAAATTGCTATTATAGTAATGGTAAAAAAGTAACGTTATTAGACAAGCCAATTACAAAAAAAGAAGCTTTTGAGCTATTTAAAACAATTGCTGATAAATTTGGTTTGGCTGTTTTTAAATGTTTGAAACAAGAAGTAAACCAAAATCAATTCAATGCTTTGGTATCTTTTGCTTATAATGTTGGAGTGGCTAATTTTATGAATAGTACACTTTTGAAAAAAGTAAATGTAGAACCAAATGATGAGACTATATTTGATGAGTTTTGCAGATGGAATAAGGTAGGTAAAAAAGAGGTGGCAGGTTTAACAAAAAGGAGAAATTATGAAGCAGTTAGTTATTTTAGTTAGTTTAATTTTAATCGGTTGCGGTAGCCGCAAAGTAGCTATTCAAGAAACAAAAAAAGATAGTTTGTCACAAATAGAAACTAAAATTGTTACAGATGAAAAAAGCAAAGAAAATAAAGCAATTGAAACAAATATAAACACAATTTCAGATGCTGAAGAAACTATTTTCACACCTATTGATAATAATAAAGAAATAATAATAAATGGTAAAAGCTATTTTAACGTAGTTTTAAAGGTTAAAAAAGTTAAAAGCAATACTTTGTATAACAATAAAGAAACTATTGCTAAAACAGCCTTAAAATCAACTAAAACGGCTACTAAAGCTAAAACTTTGGTAAAAGAAAACAGTAAAATTAAAAATATAGACAAAAAAGCTAATTATTGGGGTTGGTTATGGTTGCTATTAATTCCTATTGGATATTACGTTTACAAAAAATATTCTTTCTTTAATATAATTTAAACAAATAAATATGAATTTTGACTATTACAAATTAGAAGCGATAAAACATTTTGGTACTAACTTAAATAACAAACAAATAGCAGAAAAGATAATAGTTGAAAAAAGCGAACTTACAGTTAATACTTTAAGGAAGAAAATCGGTACTTTAAGAACAAAGCAAAATGAACTAAAACCATACGTTGGCACTAATTTAGATAACATTTTAATAATTGGGGATTTACATTCCCCTTTTACTTTGCCTAAATATTTAGAATTCTGTAAAGAACAACAAAAAAAATACAATTGTGGACGTGTTATTTTTATCGGAGATATAATTGATAATCATTATAGTTCATACCACGAAAGCGACCCCGATGGAATGAGCGCAGGAGACGAACTTGACAAAGCAATACAAGATATACAGGCTTATTACGAAGCATTTCCAACAGCAACTGTTATAATAGGCAACCACGATAGGTTAGTTTACCGTAAAGCCTTTAGCGGTGGTGTTTCAAAGCGTTGGGTAAAAGAATATAAAGATGTTTTAAAAGTACCAAATTGGGATTTTGTAGAAAGTGTAGAAATATTCAATGTTAATATCAATCACGGTGAGGGTGGAACTGCAAGAAGTAAAATGAAAAAAGATTTACAAAGCCAAATACAAGGGCATTTACATTCAGATTTTTATTTAGAATATATAGTCGGTAAAAACTTTAGAATATTTGGAATGCAAGTAGGATGTGGCGTGGACCATCATAGTTACGCTATGGCTTATGGTAAAAATTTTAAAAAACCTGCAATAGGTTGTGGAGTTTTACTTAATAAAGGAACACTTCCGATTTTAATTCCTATGATACTATAAAAAGTGGTTTGATTACCTATCTTTTTTAACCTGCAATTAATTTGTGGGTTTTTTTTTGATATAAAGTATTGTTTATCTAAATATTAGTTATATATTTGTAAAATCAATTTGACTAGACACTTATTGATTTAAGAGGTCAAATTGTAAAAGCAAAACACACCCTTAGCAAAGTAGTCTAGTCCTTTGTTAAGGGTTTTTTGTTTCCTAAAAACAATCGTAATAAGAAATTAAGGGGAAAACTTCAACAATTTGGCTTATTATTAAAGTACTAAAATGGGTTCAATGGTACAACTGTAAACGAAACTACGACGGGCTAACTAAGTAAATTTCAAACAGAGGAAAAAGGTATAAAATGAAAAATATTTATATCTGGATTAACGAGAAATCAGTTTTTCCCTTAGGCTTCCTCTGTTTACTCACCAACTTTAAACTTCAAAGTAATATAATAATTAAATAAATAAGTATATAATAATTAATATATAATAGTATATGAAAAATATATCTGACTATTTATTCAATAAGTATTTTAACTGCACATTAGCAAGTAAACAATATTGGTTTGATTTGTATTTAAAAGCATACTTTAAAGAACAGAAATTAAAGCAAGGAATAAAAGTTAAATAAATGTTAAAGATTAATTAACTACTATTATATTAATAAAGTAGTTGTATATTTGTACCAGCAATAAAGCTAAAGAAAAACAAATATTATGAAAGCATCTAAACAAACAGTTAAAATATTCGGACAAACAGTAACTGTAGGAACTAAACTTCACGCTAAATTAGTTCAACAAAAAAAACAATTTGACGATTTAAATACTTACGAAAATAACTAATAAAATACTAAAAATATGAAATTAATATCAATGACAGATTTTTTGCCAAAGCATCCGTATTCAATATTCCTAAAACAACCTTTAGAGATATGGATGTTTGTTCCGTGTGATGAGAATGGGAATGTTTTTGAAAAACCAATAGATTTTGATTATTTTGAAACATTTAACGTAAGTACTTTGACTAAACAGCCAACACAAAAACAATATAAAGAATGGCATACTTTTAAAGATGCAAAAGAAAGATGTTTGTTTGAAGGGTTTGAGTTTGACAATCCTTATGTAAAATCAATCAATTATGGGTTTCACGTAAAAGCCGCTGATAAAATAATGATTGAAGATTTAGTAAAATACAATTTACAACTAACCCAAACAGCAATTAAACAATTAGGATTATGAAATACATTACACGAAATTTAGAACCATTAATTATAGGCTTTACAGTAGCTTTATTAACTGTTAATATAATTAATATAATAGTTGATATTATTTTAAAAATAGCAATACTTAAATATAAATAAATTATGAAAATTAGCGAGTTACCGAAAGAGATTAGAGAAAAAGCATTGAAGTATCAAAAAAGAGATGGTAAAGATTTAGAAACAGATATCTTATTAAGAGCATTTATTTGGATAGATACAAAAGAGGGTTCAATTTATTGGAGGGGATTGCATCACCAAGAGCCAAAAAAAGAGCTAAAAGATACAATAGTTGAGAGCGTTATAAATCAATTTAAACAGCGTTCTAAAGTAGGAATAGAAAAATACGGTGTTACGTTAGATAGAACTGATTTGAGTACGTTAGAATGGCTACAACACGCACAGGAAGAAGCAATGGATTTAATATTATATTTAGAAAAACTAAAAAATGAATTATAGAATTAAAGAATATCAGAAATTATTTTACATTCAAGTATATGAAAAAGAAGTAATAACAAGCGGTTATTTATGGTGGGAAAAAACTAAAATAATACCTAAATGGACTAGGGTTGATAATCGTGGAATTGGTTTATTTTCAATGCGTTATTTATCAAATTTAGATAAAGTTCTTGATGGATTTGAAACACTTGAAGAAGCAAAAGAGCAAATAGAAATATTTAAATCAGAGCCAAAATATTACTATTAAATGGAATTAAATAAACACATTAAAGAAATTATTATGAATGATACAGAAGAGCTATTACTACTTTATTCAAAGCGTAAAAAGCTATATTTAAAAGGTGGGAATGACGAGAAATTAAACGATAAAATTCGTGAGTTACAAAAGATTACTAATTACAAAATCAAAGAGCAATGAATCCTTACGAAAAAATATTAAAAGAGATAGCAACAGGACTTTTAGAAGTTGCAGAGATTAAACCTAATTTTTCAAACGATGCTCTATTAGATGCGACTTTTATTTTTCAGACTGTATTTATGGATAAGTTTTATGATAATTGGAAACATTATAGATTAGAAACTCAGGAATATTTTGCAGTACAAGCTGGAGAAAGATTAAGAGAATTAATAATAGAATTTACAGGATTAGATACACACGAACTAACTAAAAATTACGGGAAATGAAAATAACAGTAAATAAAATAGTAAGAGAATTAGAAAAAAATAATGTTTGGTCAAAACCTTATTTAGACCAACTAATTATTAGAGAATTAATAAAAGACGTTCACACAATTATAGACGAACAATTAAGAGTACTAAAAAACATAACTATAAAGAAATGAGTCCAAAAAAGAAAAACATAGAAATGACAAAGTTATATTGTTTAAGTCAATTACTTTTAGAAAGTTTGGATATACTTAAACCAACTACCGCTAATATGGTTAAATATAAGGCTGATTTAACAGCTCTTTGTGAGGAATTGAATAACGTAACTGCAAATAGTGAAACAGTGCTTAAAAGTACTTATTTTAGCTCTATTTGTTCAAAAGTAGATACGATTTTGAGAAAACAATTTGAAAAAAATATGTAATGATAAAAATAACAAATGAATGTAATATGGCTCTTATGGCATCACAAGAAAGCGAAAGTGTAGATTTAATTTATTGTGATATTCTTTATGGAACTGGTAGAAATTTTGGAGATTATAAAGACTTAAATCCAATTAGAAGCGAAATAGAAACCCATTATTTACCACGATTAAAAGAAATGTATAGAGTTTTAAAACCAACAGGAACTATTTATTTACAAATGGATACAAGGATTAACCATTGGATACGTTGCATTATGGATGATATTTTTAATTATAAAAATTTTAAAACTGAAATAGTTTGGTTTTATAATTCACAAGGTAAATCAAATAAAGAATGGAATAGAAAACACGATGTAATTTTACATTATACAAAAGGAAAACATTGGACTTTTAACGCAAAAGATGTAATGGATAGTATTACAGATTTAACTTATAAAAGATTTAAAAGTGAAATTGATAAAAAAGGATATTATACTTGTTTTAAAAATGGCAAAGAATACAAATACTATTTAGAAAATGGAAGTTTACCAAAAGATTGGTTTGAAGATATTACATATATAAGTAGAGATAATAAAGAACTTACTGGATATGCAACACAAAAACCAAAAGCATTAATTGAAAGACTTATAAAAGCAAGTTCAAACGAAGGAGATACAGTTGCAGATTATTATTTAGGTTCTGGAACAACAGCAGTAGTTTGTAAACAATTGAATAGAAATTTTATAGGTTGCGATATTAATTCAAAGGCTATTGAAATAACAAATAATAGATTAATAAAATAAATTAAAATGAAACAAACAGCAGTAGAATGGTTCGAAAAAGAACTACAAAAAAACTTTAATATTGAAGGAATTCAACTTTTATATGATGATATTTTAGAAAAAGCCAAAGAAATGGAAAATGAACAAAAAGCAGATTTTGCTATAGAATTTAAAAGATGGTATGAAACAGAATGTACTGTATATAATGGTAGAATAAATAAAAATACAGAATTATTATTAAAAGATTTTAAAGAAGAATACTATGATATTGATTAATATTCATAAAATAAATAATCATATAGCACAGCAAAAACTATTTTAATATGAAACCTAAAAAATGCAAAGTATGCCTAACAACTTTTGAGCCTAAACAATTTGCCCAGTCTGTTTGTTCGCCAATTTGTGCAATTAAGCATTCTAAAAACTTAAAACTATCAAAAGCATTAAAAGAATGGAATGCAGAAAAGAAAATAATTAAAGATAAAATTAAAACACTTTCTGAATATGAGAAAGATGCAAAAAAATCATTTCAACATTGGATCAGATTAAGAGACAAAAATTTACCTTGTATTTCGTGCGGTAATTCAAACACAACTGATTGGGCTGGGGGTCATTTTTATTCAGCTGGAATGTATAGCGGGTTTATGTTTGATGAGCGTAACGTACATAAGCAGTGTAATACGCATTGTAATAAACATTTAAGCGGTAATTTATTAGAATATAGAAAAGGATTGATTAAACGGTACGGTAATGCGTTTGTAGATGAGTTAGACAGCATAAGCGACAGCAAAAGAAATTATAAATACACAAAGGCTGAGTTAATAGCAAAAAAATTGAAGTACGATATAAAGATTAAAGAAATAAAGTAGTATATTTGTATTTCATAATAAAAGTGTTTGTAGTAATTAATCCGATTAGTTGAGGGACTAGTCGGATTTTTTATTTATACCTACTTGTTAAATATTTGTTAAAGAATAATATAATAGTTGTATATTAATAAAAGAGTTATATATTTGTACTCAGATAACAACAACGAAGTTTTTATCACTAAAAAAAATATAATGGCATATTCAAAAAAACCACTACCAAAAAGAGTCACAATTTTTGAACAAGAGAAATTAAACAGACTAAAAGCAATTGAATATTTAAAACGAATAAAAGAATCAAAATCAAAATGAAAAAGCAAACACAACTAAACATAGGCTTTATAATAGCAACTTATTTTATCGGTAGAATTTTACTAACATTAATATTTAACATTTAAATGGAAAAAAATAAATTATGTGGAATAAAACTATTGACGTAAAAATTTGTGGAGATTGCAAAATAAAATTTCCTAAAACAGAAGAATATTTTTTTAAAAGAGTAATAAATCAAACATTAAAAACAGGAGAAGTAAAAACATATTATTGTTTTAAATCTAAATGCAAAAAATGTCACGGATTGCAAGGAAATAATATAAGGATTAAAAAAAGATGTGAAGAAATGAATTGCAATGTTTTAGATTATAGAGAAAACTGGAAAAAACAATATTATGAAACACGAACACTTTTTAAAGAATTTAAGGAATATGCTTTAGACACAAGAAAAAGAATGTATAAATATAAAAATGAAGGTAAAGATGTTTCTACTTATGAAAATTATAAAAAATTAGGGAGATTAAAACAAAGTAAAAATAAGAGAAAATACGATTATGGAAATACCGATTTTGTACCAAAAGAAAAACTTAGCAAAAGTGGAATTGTAAATTTAACCGATGCATATATTGCTCTTACCTTAAAAGCAAAAGTAAAAGAAGTTCCAAAAGAAATGATAGAGTTTAAAAGATTAACAATACAATTAAAAAGAGAATTACAAAACAATTAAAAACAAAAATTATGGAAGTTAAGAGAGATTTAAATTTTGAAGTAAACAATGCAAAGCAATTGAATGAAATGCTTACAGGAGTGTTGATGGATGTTAGACGTGGAACTTTAGATCACGATACAGTTAAGAGCATTACGCTTGTTGCTGATAAAATAAATAAAAACAATGTTAATATTTTAGAATACAAAAAGATTACTAAAAATAAAAAGGATATTGAATTTTTTGAACAAATATAAATAAATTATGAAACACGAAAGGGCGGGAAAGCCAAACAAATTTAAAACAGGTACAGCGGTAAAAAGACTTCAAACTTTAGTACCAATTGAAAAATTAGAGCAAGTAAAAAACTGCATAGAAGTGATTTGTGCAGATGAATTAAACAAAAAATAAATTAAAATGGAAGAATATACATATAAAATTTATCCTTATTATGATAAGGTAAAAGCAGAAATAACTAAACAAGTCGGCACATTTAAATTACACGCTTTAGACAAATCTTTTGGTTCTAATTTTAGAAAGCCAATTGAAAAAGATTATTTAGATGCTGAAATTTGGGCAAAGAATCAATTAAAATATATTAATAACGCAAACAAAAAATAAATTAAAATGGCAAAAGCACACGAAAATTTGGGAAGTAAAGAAGTTAATCACTTTTTACATTTAAGAATAGAAGCTTTAAGGATAGAAAACAGTCGTTTAATGGACGAAAACGAAAGGTTGATAAATAGTATTGAAGTTGTAGATGCAATGACCGTAGGCAACGAAATGAGCCACTATTATCAGTTTATGAATAACTTTAATTACACACTAAAAAAACAATGAAAATGGAACAAGATTTATTACACGAAATTTTAAAAGACACTTCTTATAATGGTAAGTTCGTTAAATTCTATGAAATTCTACAAGATGAATTAGATGAATATACAGATGAAAAAATTAAAGATATGACTGGAACTTTAATTTATGTTTATCCAGAAAAATTAAATGAAATTAAAAATTACGATAAATTAAGAATATTATACGAATACTCAAAACTTTTATAAAATGAAAAAAGCAATAGCAATGAAATGCACTCAACAACAATTTTATTTGGTTAGAGATAAATTAGTAGGATTGAAAATTGAAGTAAGCAGTTTTAAAAGATGTAATTATTTATTGAACCAATATACTTCAGAAAACTTAATAATAAATGTTGAATTAACAGATTTAATAGGTTGTGATAGTGAAGTCCACGAAACTTGGAACGAAGAAACATTCTTAAACGCTTGTGGAATTGAAACTGAAAGGATTTTTAAAGGAAGTGAATTGCAGTATTATAGTGGTGGAAAATGGATTGACATTAATTATACTGACACTATGGAATACAGATTTAAACCCGCTAATCTAATAAAAAAGCAAGAATTAGAAAGTCAAATTTTAGAATTACAAAACCAATTAAAAAACTTATAAATGAAAGCAATAGCAACAGCTTTAGTAAAAGCACAATCGGAAATGAGCAACCCCGCAAAAGGAGCTACAAATCCTTTTTTCAAATCAAAATACGCTGATTTAAATGCAGTACGTGAAGCAGTTATTCCTGTACTAAATGCGAACGGAATAAGCGTACTACAGCCAATTAAAAATGTAGATGGGAAAAACTATGTTAATACAATATTATTACACGAAAGCGGTGAAAGTATTGAAAGTTTCACTGAAATAATCTACAGTAAAATTAACGATGCACAGGCGCAAGGTTCAGGAATTACGTATGCAAGGCGTTACGGTTTACAATCATTTGTTTGCGTTGGAGCAGATGATGACGATGGGAATAAAGCAACTCAACCAGCTAAAAAAGAGCCAATACAAAAGCCTACTTTATTACAAGATAGTGAATCATTTAGAAAAGCATTAAAATATATGTCTGAAGGTGGCGATATTCAAATAATTGAAACTAAATATATATTAACAGCTGAAGTAAAAACAGCACTAACAAATAAATAAAATGAAAAAAGTAATAATAATTTTAGCAATAGCATTGTTTGCAAGTTGCACACCAGAAGATACAACAACAAATACAGATTGTAATTGTTGGACTGTTGTAAGCCGAGATAGTTTTAACATAATAAACGGTCAAGGTGGAGTAACTGTAATTTATAATAATAGATTACGCAATGATTGTACTTATGAGCTAAGAACTCAAAGCACAAATTTACCAATGTGGACAAAGGTTTGTAATTAATAAATAAAATAAATAAAAATGGAATTAAATAAAAATTATAGAATAGTTTACGACTCAGAAAATACAATTTTGCAATTTTTCGAGCAAAGAGAATCATTTAAAAAAGATGACAAATTAAAAGTTGCAGGAACAGGCGAAGTAAAAGAATTTATAGAAAATTCATACTATCCAAATTTAAAAACAGCATTGACAGGATTTTTAAATAAATGCACGTGGGATTTACAAACAGCCAAAGAAATTTTAGAAGCATTAAATAAATTAGAAACATTAATAAATAATTTGTAATTATTAAATAAATAAAATATGGGAGCATTAATTAATTTGAGTTTAAGAGTAGACAAACTACCAAAAGAAAAGTTTGTACAGGGAAAAGATGGAGCGGTATATTATAATTTCACAATTGGAATTAACGAAGATACAAATCAATTTGGGCAAAATGTAACAGCAACGGATAGCCAAACAAAAGAGGAACGAGAGGCTAAAAAACCAAAGTCTTATTTAGGAAATGGAACAGTTGTATGGACAGATGGAAATATTAAAGTAGCTGATAAAAAAACAGATACAAATCAAAAGCCAATAAATAACGCTTTGCCACAAGTTGAGGAAGACAACCTTCCGTTTTAAAATAATAAATTTAACGGGGTGTAAAAGCCCCTTTTAAAATAAAATAAATGGATGCAGAAGGTTTAAGAGAATTAATGATAATGTACGAGGACGACTGTTTTATAAATCCTTTAGAAAAAATAGAGCATCCAGAACCAGCAATTTCATTTGGATTTAAAAGTTACGAAACAAAAGATGGAAATGTTAATTATCCAACTCCAATTGGAACTTACGGAAATTTTAGTTTTATTCAAGCACCACCAAAGAGCAAAAAAACATTTTTTGTAAGTTTATTATCGGCTGTTTATTTAGCTGAAAATTTAGATTCATTTTGTGGCGATTTAAGAGCAAATAGAAACGGTAAACATCTTATACATTTTGATACCGAACAAGGAAATTTTCACGCTGCTATGGTATTTAAACGCCCAATTGATATGACTGGAATTAAAACAGACAAATATCATACTTTAGCTTTAAGGCAGCTATCTTTTAAAGAGCGAATAGATTTTATAGAATATTATCTTTATGACAAATTAGAAAAAAAAGATATAGGTTTGGTTATTATAGATGGAATAGCGGATTTATGCTCGGATGTAAATAATATTGAGGAATCGAATGCAGTAGTTCAAAAGTTAATGAAATGGACAAAAGAATTAAATTGCCACATAATAACGGTTATTCATTCAAATTTTGGGACTGATAAACCAACAGGGCATTTAGGTTCATTTTTAGAAAAGAAAGCAGAAACACAAATACAATTAGAATTGAACACTGTAAATAAAGGATTGGTTACAGTAAGTTGCAAAAGAAGTAGAAATGCATCGTTTGAAAATTTTAGCTTTAAAGTTAATAAATCTGGATTACCACAAATGGAGGGTGCATTTTACGACCCGTTAAAATAAAAGAATCACAATTAAACTATTTATAAAATGACACTAAAAGATAAAATTTACGAAACAATTCATTTAGAAATTTACAAAAATGAAAGTGATTGTATTGATGGTATTCAAGACGCGGCTAATGGTGCAGAAAAAATAGCAGATGAATTTGCTATTGGATTTGCAGAGTGGTTAGTAATTAGATATAATGAAGATATTATATTTGATGAATACACAACAAAAGAACTATTAGAAATCTATAAAAAAGAAAAACAATTATGAAGCACAATTTATACAACCAATTTAGCCCAATAGAAAGAGCACAATTATTACTAGACAAATATCCATTACAATATGTAAAAGATACGGTAAACGGTAATATTGAACAAGCTAAAAGAAACACTGAAATAGACACATTAAACTACTGGAATGAAGTTAGTTTATCAATTAAATCAATAATAAAATTATGAAACCAATATTTGTATGTAGTTTGCCAATTACCGATTTATCTCCAGAAACGATTGAAAATATTAAATTTAATTTAAAAATGGAATTATCGGAAAATTATCACGGTTTAATTGTGTCTGATGATACAATTACCAAAATAGGATTTGAGTTATACAATTCAGAACTTGAGGAAAAAGATTTTGAAGATTTAAAACTAAAATTAAAATTATGACACCAAAAGAAAAAGCAAAAGAGTTAATATTAAAATACACTAATTTAACTGATAAATGTGATTGTTTAGAATATATGTGCGTATGTTTTTCGATGTATGATTTTAAAGCCAAACAATGTGCATTAATAGCTGTTGATGAGGTATTAAGTGTTCCTTATTTATTAAAAAGTGAAAGTTGGTTTTACAAAGAAGTTAAACAAGAAATAGAAAAATTATGACACCAAAAGAGAAAAAAGATTTTCAGATAGTAACGTTACAATTTTTAACAGTTGCTTCAATTTCAGTAATTATAACAGCAATAATAGTAATGATATTATGTTAGATAAAACCCACTTATGGGAACAAGGAATTGTCCAGCTTTTAAACCTTGACGGTTGGGAGTTGGAGTGGTGCGGGGGAGCATTTGAGCATTACGATGCAATAGGTAAGACCCCTAAAGGATTTGATTGTATAATTGAATTTAAATTAAGAAGTGCATACTATCCGACAAAGGTATTAGAAGTTTATAAATACGATAAGCTAATGAGCGAAAATAAAGCACATAAATTTTATTATGTATTTGATTGTAAAGGAAACTATTTGTATCATTTAAACACGCTTAAACTACCTGAAACAGAAACATTAACAGCAAGCGTTAAGACTTACTTTGAGAATAAAAATAAAATAAACAAGCCAGTGTATATGCTATCAGAAAGCCAAGCGAGTATATTAGTTAAATACTAAATGTTAAAGTTTTCTTAATTTATTTAATAAGATAGTATTTTATTAATATAGTTGATGTATATTTGTACCAGCAATGAAGCTAAAGAAAAAAACAAATATTATGACAACTCTAGAATATAAAAACCAAGCATTAATTTATAATAGAAATTTAAAAACTATTAAAACACAATTGAATCAAAAACAAATATCTGAATTAAAAACAAAATATAATTGTATTGATGATGGTCATTTAGCTAAAATTACAATGTTAAGAGGAATAATAATTTAATAAAAATACACAGAGGGACATCAGTGTCCCTCTGTTAAAATGTGGATTGACTGAAATAGGATATAGTTTAAATAGTGTATTGGTTCGAATCCAATATCCACATCAAAAACAATAAACATAAAAATTATGATACCAAAAGAAAAAGCAAAAGAAATAATAAATAAATTAATTTTCATTCCTAATGGAGAAAAATTTCAAATTATATCAATGGAAGATGAAAAAAGAGCAATAAAATCTGCATTAATTGCAATTGATATAGCTTTAGAATTTATTAATAATAGAGAAGCATTTAATAAAAATATTTATTTGCTTGAAGTTAAAAATGAAATTAAAAAATTAAACAACTAAAACAAATAAAATGAGAACACTATTAGAAAGATTAAAGCCAGAGTATTTAGAATTATTAGAAGCAGATGCAGAAAACTTTATATTTTTAGTTGAAAATGTTAAAAAAGAATTAAGCGAAAATAATAACGTACATACATTAAAATTTATAACGGCATATCGGATGTCTCTATTTTGCGAAGTTTCTTTAGGAATTGTAGAAATTAATAACTTATTTTTAAAAGAGTAATATGAAAACATTTGAAGTCGAGGGTTGGTATCGTTATAACGGTGGAGACGAAAAAGATTATGAAATTGAAACTATTGTAGCATTAACGCCAGAATGTGCAATTATAAGTTTTTTAAAAATGTTTGAAGTAATTAGATTTTTTAAAATTGATATAAAAGAAATAGTATGACTTACGAGCAATGGCAGATAGTAGAAGCAGAAATGCGAGAGCTATACGCAAAAGACAATACGCTCACACATTTTGATATTACTATTCAAATAAAAAAAGTAAACATAGAACCAAAAAGAGCAAGAATTAATATAAAAACTTATAATGATGAGCGAAAAAAATCGATGGGTACTATTAGAAAATAGCGAACCACATACAATTTTACTAACTGAAGAGGAAGCAATGAAATTAATTGCGATACAAAGGTTCGATAAGTCAAAATGGGAAATATTCTTTGACGAATACTACGAATACATAGAATACTATTCCGAAGAAGAGAAAGAACAAATAAACCGTTTAATACCTTGAATTATGACACCAAAAGAAAAAGCAAAAGAATTAGTAGAAAAAATTTATGAAGAAATAGCATATTATCCAGAAAAATCATTGTGTTATTTTGAATGGAATAATGCAAAAGATACTGCTTTAATAGCAGTTGATGAAATTATTAATAGTGTAGCTAATGAACACGTTTCTGATATATATGATAAGTATTGGAATAAAGTTAAAAAAGAAATAAAAAAAGTATGATAGTTTTAGTAGATGCAGACAGCCTTATTTGGTCAAGCTGCTATAAGCAAAAAGAGCACCCAGAAGACGAACAATATCATTCGATAGAAAATGCTAAGTTAAAGTTTGACGAAGTGTTTATGGCTATTATAAACACCATTGAAGAAATCCACGAAATAGACAAGGTTTTGACTTTTGCAAATGCTTTAGGTAATTTTCGTAAACAAATTTCTAAGAGCTATAAAGCAAATAGAATAGGACGTGAAATACCACCTATTTTAAACGAATTGCAATCGTACGTAAAAGAGCAATACGAAAGCATAGCAGGTTATGGAGTTGAAACTGATGATGTAGTAGCCACGTACTGGACAAACTTAACTAATACGTTTGGGCGTAATGAAGTTATAATAGTTTCAATAGACAAAGACTATAAGCAATTACCCTGTTTGATGTATGATTATCATATTAAGAAACAATGTTATTACGATATAAGCAAAGAGCAATCATTATACAACTTTTACGAGCAAATGATAATAGGAGATACAGCAGACAATGTTAATTTTTGCAAAGGTTATGGTTCAAAGTATGTTGAGAAAGCATTTAAAGACTGTTTAAGCGAATATTCTTTAATTAAGGTAACATTTAGCCTATTTAAAAAGATATACAAGCACAAGGCACGTGAAAAGTTTATTGAATGTAAATTATTATTAAAATTAAAAACAGACTAACGTCCGTCCTGTGGCTTTGTCTTGTTGCCGATTAAACACAAGACCAACTTTAAATTAAAAACAGAAAATGGAAAGTACAAAACCAACATTAAATGAAGCCGAAAACGGCAATAAGTCAAAACCGCTGTTAGTGGCTGGGCAAATTGTTTGGTTAGATTATGACTTAGCAAACAAATCAAAGGTTGAAGTTGTAGAGCAAACACCCCAAAGAATGTTTACTACGGTAAAAGACCCTAAAGGTGATTATATATGGTCGGTTATGACATATCGTCTGATGCCTTGCCACTAACTATTTGCTAACCGCTATAAATACAAATCTTTTATGAAGTCATATACTAAAAATATTACGGTTAACGTTTCTGAAATTCAGTTTAACACTTTAGAAAAAATAAGAGCTAATAACATAAAAGTAGGCAATTTTATACGTGAAGCAATAGCCGAAAAGATTAAACGAGATTACAAACAATTAATATTAAAACCTAAAAAATCGGAATGTCCTTTTTAAAAATAAAGCAATGAAATTATATACAGCAAAAGAAATGTGTAAAATTTTAGAAATAAAATTAACAACTTTTTACAAGTTACGATTTGAAAAAAATATAAAGCCAGTAAAAACAGTTAAGAATTTCAATTACTTTTACAAAGAGCAATTTGAAGATGACGTACCAAGATATTATCCTATTAAAACACACGAGGTTTATTATATTTACGAATCTAAAATGAATACAAATAAATTATGATTACAATTACAAACGAGGATAATATGCTTTTAATGTCACGTTACCCTGATAATTATTTTGATTTGGCAATAGTTGACCCGCCTTATGGATTAGGAAATAAATTAACTCAAGGCGGTACTTGGTCTAAAAAATGGCAAACAAAAGGAGCTGATTGGGATAAATTACCAAATAAAGAATATTTTGATGAATTAAAAAGAGTAAGTAAAAATTGGATTATTTGGGGCGGAAATTATTTTATTGAATACTTACCAAATTGCAGATGCTTTTTAGCGTGGCATAAACCTTATATGGATGGAATGCACTCAATGAGCAATGTTGAATTAGCTTTAACTTCTTTTGATACAAACGCTAAAAAAGTTTCTATAAATAAAGATTTAGGAGGTGAAGAAAGAATCCATATTACTCAAAAACCAATTAAGTTGTACAAATGGATTTTAGAAAATTATGCAAAAGAAAATGATAAGATACTGGATACACATTTAGGTTCAGGTTCAATTGCAATAGCTTGCCACGATTACGGATTTGAATTAACCGCTTGTGAATTAGATAAAGAGTACTTCGACAAAGCAATGCAAAGAATAAACAATCATATAGCACAACAAAAACTATTTTAAAACAGCGCAAATAAGCAACTATAAAATAAAAGTTGTACATTTGTATATGATATTAAAAGAATTAGCTAAAAGTGATGTTAAATGGCGTGAAATGGCATACAACATTTGCCGTGATAAAACGTTGGCCGATGAGTTGGTACAAGATATGTATATTAAGTTACATAGCATAGATAAAACCGTAACCGATGGTTATATTTTCGTTACGTTACGGTCAATCTTTTACGATGGAATTAGAAAGAGCAAAAAAGAAATACTGTTTGAAGATTTTGATAGGTTTGTAATAGAAGATGAGCCGTATATCGAAGAGCCACAACCCGACTACCAAGAACTAATAAAAGATTTAACTTGGTACGAAAAGACTACATTTGAATTATCAACTTTAGTAGGACAAAGAGAGTTAGCAAGACAAACAGGCATACATTTACAAACTATACACCGAGTAGCGAAAACAGTTAAAAATAAATTAAAAAATAAATAAAATGGCAGTATTAAAAGGGGAGTTTAAATGTGTTAAATTTGAATATGAACCACATAATCAAACTGAAGATGAAGGTTCTGGAATTTTAATAATAAAATTATCAAACGGGGTAGAAAGTACCCATATTATAAAAAATTGGGGTTATTCGAGAATATTTCAATATATAGAATCAATGAGTAATTTAATTTAATTAAAATAAATAAGATGGCAAAGAGAAAAAAAGAAATACAAGGGCTTGGAGACGTAATAGAAAACATTACTTCAGCAATTGGAATTGAAACGTGCGTAGGTTGCACCGAAAGAAAATTTACTTTAAATAGGTTGTTTAATTTTAAGAAACCTAAAAGCGAAATGAGCCAAGATGACAAAGATACTTTTGATAGTTTTTTAGAAACAATAGGGCACGATGTTATTAATGGAAATAGAAGTAAATTAGACAATGAGCAAGTAGAATTTTTAAATGAGCTATACTTAAACTATTTTAATTTAGACTTAACAGAAACAACAACATTTTCTAAAATTCACATTACTATTATTAAAGACTTAATAAAATTATCTAGCTATGGGGAGGTATAAACTAATAGAAACACCTGAGCTACTTTGGGAGTACTTTAAAGAGTATAAAAAAGCCACAAAGAGCAAACCTTACATTATAAAAGATTGGGTAGGTAAAGACTCAAACGAAGTATATAGAGAGAAAGAAAGACCATTGACAATTGAAGGCTTCGAATGTTGGTTATTAGACAACGATATTATAGGCGATTTAAGCCACTATTTTGCAAATACTAATAACAAGTATGAAAATTATTTAACTATCTGTTCACGGGTCAAGAAAGCGGTCAGACAAGACCAAATCGAGGGAGGTATGGCTGGAGTTTACAATCCAAGCATCACACAAAGATTAAATAGCTTGGTTGAGAAAGTTCAAACAGATATAAGCGTTACTAAATTTGAATTTGATGAGTAGTGTAAAAGGATATAAACCGCATATAAATCAAAAAGTAATACACGATAGTATAAACAACGACCCGTATAAATATTATATCTTAAACATAGGTAGGCAGTTCGGAAAAACTATGTTAGGAATTAATCAAATGTTATATTGGGTTATTAATAACAAAGGTTGTAATATAGCGTGGGTAACACCAGTTTATAAGCAAGGTAAAAAAGTATTTGCGGAATTAGAAAAGGCTACTCGATTGAGTGGTCTTTTTGAGTTTAATCAAAGCGAACTAACAGTAAAAGGTTTTGGAAGTACTATATCTTTTTTCTCAGGTGAGAGACCCGATAATATTCGTGGTAATACATTTGATTATTTAATAATAGATGAGACCGCATTTACACGTGAGGAACTTTGGAGTGAAGTTTTAAGTGCAACTGTATTGGTTAAGGGTAAAAAAGTTTTGTTTATATCTACACCCAAAGGTAAGAACCATTTTTATAAATTATCATTACAACCTAATTATGATAATAGATACAAGTACTTTCACTTTACTTCATACGACACACCATTTATAAATGAATTGGATTTAGAAGAGCGTAAAAGAAGTTTACCAAGTCATATATTCAAACAGGAATATTTAGCTGAATTTTTAGATAATGCAAGTGGTTTATTCTCAAACGTTAGGGAGTGTATTAAAGAGCCTACAGACTCAACTAAATATCACGGTGGTTTAGATATTGGACGGGCGGATGATTACACTGTATTGACTATCATAAACGAACATAAACAAATAGTATTTATAGAACGTTGGAGACAAGATGAGTGGACCAGCATTATAAATAAAGTAGCAGCTAAAATAAATGAATATAACGCAAGGGTATTTGTAGAGGTAAACAATCAGGGTGACGTATTTTATGAAATGTTAAAAAAGTTATGCGGACAAAAAGTATATCCTTTTGTAACTTCAAGTAAAAGTAAACCGATAATGATTGAAGAGTTGGCAGTTTGCTTTGAGCAAAAAGATATAAGTATATTAGATATTAATTGGCTTATAGATGAGTTAGAAGCATTTACTTACATATACAACCCAAACACTCGTAACGTTCAATACAGCGCACCTACAGGCGTACACGACGATAGTGTTATAAGTTTAGCATTAAGCATACAGGCACATAAGCAATTAAGAGCGAGAGAAGTTAGAATAACATAAACAAACATAAATTAAAACGTTATAAGATTATGAAGATAATTGCAATTTTTAGTTTATTCATTCCTTTATATTTTATTTTAGGATATGCAATAATAAAAATAATTTATAAAAACAAATAAATGAAAGTAATAATTCCAACAGAGCTAAAAGATATAAGATTGTCGCAGTACTTGAGATATGTTCAAGTGGTAAAAGATAACCCAGACGACGAGACTTTTATTTGTATTCAAATGGTATCTATATTTTGTAATTTAGATGTAAAAGAAGTAATGACAATTCCAGTCAATGATTTTGCTGAAATAGTAGAAACGATTGCTAAAATGTTAGATAGTAAGCCTAAATTAGTTCACACGTTTAAACTAAATAAAATCGAATATGGTTTTATACCAAACTTTGATAAAATTAGCTTAGGAGAACACGCAACGATTGATACGCTACTTGGAGATACAGATAATTTAGCATTATTAATGTCAGTTCTTTACAGACCAATAACAAAGAAAGCATTACCATTTTATTCGATTGAAACATACGATGGAGACGAAAGTAAATGCGAACTATTCAAAGAGGTTACAATGGATGTTGTAAATGGTTCACTACTTTTTTTTTGGACTTTAAGCAAAGAATTATTGAGCAATATCCTTTGGCATTTGGAGAGCAAATCGAAGAGGGAGGGCGTGAATTTGGAGGAGGTTTTGGCGAAAGGTGGGGTTGGTATTGGGCATTTGTTAGACTTGCGAGAGAGCTTGGAATCAATGTACGAGAAGTTGGAAAAGAGCCTTTACACGAATCACTCACGTTACTATCTTTCTTAACTGACGAATCAAATGAAGAGCAAAAGAACATTAAAAAACATATAAAATGAAAGCATTCTATAACGCAATAGATTACATTAAAACTACGCTTGAGAAAGCACCACTTTTAAATACAATAACACACGGTACGGATATAATCGATAATACTAAAAAAAGCATTTTTCCATTAGCACATATAAACATATTAAGTTCAAACATTGGATCAGGTGAAGTTAAATTCACTTTTGAAGTTGCAGTAGTAGATATAAGAAACGTATCTAAAATCAAAGTAGCTGACAAGTTTTTAGGCAATGATAATGAACTTGACAATCTAAACACGTGCCACGCTATATTAAATTTTATGATAACTAATATGCGTTTGCAAAGAAATGAATTTGATATTGAATTATTAAACGAGCCTAACTTACAACCGATATTAATGGCATTTACTAATATGTTAGATGGATGGAAATGCGAGATTGAATTAAGTGTACCAAACAATCAAATAGAGGCTTGTAATGGATGCTAAACTAACTGAACAAGCATTAGCTGAGTTCGGAAATTACGTAATCGAAAGAGCCCAAGACAATCTTAAAAAGGGCGGGAAATACGGAACGCATAATGCAAGCGGTAATCTTTCACGGTCATTAACTTTCAAATCAAAAGTAAGTAAAAATTCAATTGCTTTTGATTTCTTTGCTGAGGACTATTGGAAAGAATTAGACTTCGGAACAAAGGGAAGTAAAAAGAGTACAAAAGCACCGAACAGCCCTTACAAAGCACACGCTGAAAGAGCAAAGATTGATAAATGGGTAGTTCGTAAAGGATTGCAAGGGGTACGAAATCCAAACGGTAAATTTACAGCACGAAAAATGATGGTAGCAAGTATTACAAAATCAATAAATGAAACAGGAACGCCTGAAACAAAATTCTTTAGAAGTGCATTTGATTTAGAATACAAGAAATTTGATGAAACAATAGCTGAAAAATATGGTTTAGATTTAGAAACCTTTTTAAAATTCACATTAAAAGAAATAAAATGAATATAGTACAAGTTAGAAGTCCGTTTAAAATAGTTATAAATCAAGGTGGGCAGTTATTTACACAAGTGAAATTATACATTTGGAATAAAGGAAATACAGAGCCAATAATACCAACTTATACATTTAGTAAAGCCGTGCCAAGTTTAGCAAATAGGGAATGCGTGTTTAATATTTCAAATCAGTTGCAAGAATTTGTAAATCCTATTGCTGCTGAAACAGTTACTGCAATTACAGAAGAAAATCCAAAAAGTTGGTGTTTTTTTAAAGTTGAAAGATATACTGGCACAGATGCAAAAGATTTAGCATTATTAGATACTACAAATTATATTGGCTTAAATGGATTTACGCAGTATATGGATGGAAATCAAGGAGGAGAAACCGCAAATTATAAAACATTAGTAAATGTAAATGATTTATATACTGATAATAATAAGGCTTATTTTAATTTGCTAATTGATGCAGATGTCGTTAATTATTCTTTATTATATAGTGCTTACGATTACGAATATATTATTAATGATTATTTTACTGGAATTGTTTTATTAAAAATACCTTTTATATTAGAAGCACTTGAACCTTCGTTATACAATCAATTTAATATAACATTAGTTGATCCAAGTATTGAAAAGGGTGATTTATTTAGAATTACTTCTATTCCAACCGAAGAATGTAAATATACGCCAGTAACTTGCACCTTTCAAAATTCATTAGGAGGTTGGCAGTATTTAACGTTCTTTAAAGCACAAACTAATAGCATAACTGTAAAAGGTTCGGAATTTAATTTACTTCCAAATGATACCGATTACAATCCATTAAGAGGTCAAACAAAAGTATTTAATTTAAACGGAAATCAATCTGTAAAATTAAACACTGGATGGGTAGATGAAAGTTATAATATATTAATACGTGATTTATTATTAAGTGAAACTGTTTTAATTGATGATAAACCCGCAATGGTTAAGAGCAAAAGCCAAACTTATAAAACACAATTAAAAGATAAAATGATTAATTACGAAATAGAATTTGATTATGCTTTTGACTTAATAAATAATGTAGTATGATAAATGTAGGATTGTTTGTAAAAAAAGAAAAGGTATTTGAAAGTGGTGTTAATAGCTATACTGAAAACAATTATATTGTTGATGATACTAAAGTTTGGATAGAGCAACAATGGGTAAATTATTATATTAGAATTATTGAAGGAACTGGAAAAGGATATTTTTTTAAATGCACATATAGTGGTGAAAATATATTATTCTTTGACCCGCTTCCATTTACATTAGATATTACATCACAATATGAAATATACACGCAAGTAAGCGAACGTGTTGAATTATTCCAAGATGAAAAAATAAGCGTTACAAGTTCTATTCAAAATTCAAATGATATAGGTAAATTGTTTACTGACTATTCTCAAAGTTTTACAGTTCCAGCTTCTAAGCATAATAACGCATTATTCTCACATTGGTATGAAAGCGATGTAGATAATGGATATGATCACAGAAAGCGTTACGATGCTTATATCGAATTAGATACATTGACTTTTAAAGTTGGAAATGTACAATTAGAAAAAGCAAATAAAAAGAACGGATATATTGAAAGTTATAGCATTACTTTTTATGGAAATTTAACACAATTAAAAGACAAATTTAAAGATATTAAATTAAGGGATTTACCAACGGGTATAGATGCTGATTATTGGGAAACTGATAATTTTTGGGGAATATTCAATCATACCTATAATTCAACAGAAGTTAAGGGCAGAATAATGTCGGGAGCTGGGAATGTGCTATATCCGTTAATAGGTTCACAAAAAAAATACTATTATAAAAATGGCGTGGCTTTAGAAGATATAACTTTAGCAACTGCCCCAATAGTATGGAATGAATTGTTCCCAACTGTTCCTATGACTTCAATTTTATATATTATTCAACAATGTTTTAAAATTACTTTTACGGGTTCATTTTTTGATTTAGACCAATGGACAAAATTACATTTATATTTAAAAAACGCTGAAAAATTAAAAGTAAATACTTTAGCAATAATTATTAAACCAGATTCAATAAGTGGAAGTTTTCCAGAATGGAATCCAACCACTGGTTTATTAACAACAAATTGGACTTATACAACGGGAACTCCTACGGGTTTATATAGACGAATTAACGTAACTATTACACCTACTAATACAGCGATACCATATACTATATATATATATAAAAACAGTTCTTTATTTTCAACATTACAAGGTTTAGGAAATAGGATGTATTTAGTTGACCAACACTACAAATCAGAAGAACCAAACGATAGTATTTATGAAATTAAAGTTTCATTTGATGCTCCAAATACCTACACTTCTAAAATATGGTATGATAGATTTTTAAACGGTAGTTTCTTTTCACGAGCAAGTGCAACAAATTCTTCGTCACAATCAACTGTTTCAACAATAGAATTGGAAAATTACGTGCCAGATATTACTATTTCAGATTTTATAACTGGAATTATTAAGGCGTTCAATCTTATGGTTATTCCTACTGGAATAGATACTTACGAATTTATACCATTAGAAATGTTTTATAATTCTGGTAAGATTACAGATATAACTAAATATGTTGATGCAAAGGAATTGGATATTAACAGACCGAAATTATTTAAGGCTATTAATTTTCAATATGAAAAGAGCACGAATATACTTAACAACGCATATAAAGGCATTTATAACACTGAATACGGAGATTTAATTTATAACGCTACAAATGCAAACGAAAGTTCTAATTATGATATTAAACTACCATTTGAGAATGTTATGTTTGAAAGAACAGTAGGCGAAAATTTTGAAACTGCATCGATAATTGATAAGGATTTAAAGCCTTATATTCCAAAGCCTATGTTAATTTATTGCAATGGAATTAGCGAAGTTTCAGATGCTATAAGAATGACAACAGAAACAACTGAAACTACATTTACAAATTATACAAGATTTTCAAATGAGTATAATAGTTTGCCAACAGATGCAACGTTATCGCAATTGATGACAATGAATTTTAACAACGAGCAATCGCCTTGGTATAACGTAATAGCACCTCAAGGATTGTATTATAGGCATTATTCAAATTACATTGATAATCTTTATAATATTAAAACAAGAAACATAAAAGTAAAAGCTATTTTACCACCAAGTTTATTATCAAAAGAATACGGAATTGCTTTAAACGATAGGCTTGTAATAAGTGGTAAAAGATATATTATTAATTCTTTTACAACAGATTTAACCACTGGAGAAACAAACTTCGATTTAATTTCAGATTATCGAAATATAGATGCACGTTCAACGGTTGGTTATAGGTTTGCAAATATGAGCCAAGTACAAACAGACCGAACAGCACAAACAGTTGAACTAATAATTTATAAAAATGATTATGACAGTTTTAATATTAAAGGTGCTGAAAACTATTTAACTTATACAACGAGCACTGATAACGTTACAGATTTAGAATTAGTAGTAACTATACCATACAATAGTGGAGTAGATAGAACCGATAGAATAGGCATTGAATATTTAAGAAATGGAGCAATAGAAACAACGGAATACATAACATTTTTACAAACTCAAATATGATACAACACATAATGGAAATGCTAAAGTTAGCAGAGCAATACGAGCACAATGAAATAATAGCAATTGCAAAAGGAAAATATGAATATCCTAAATCAAACTATCAACTTTTTAAGAAGTTATTAAAAATAAAATTAAATAAATAAGATATGGCTATTGAGAAAGTAATAGATTTACAAATAAAAAGCAATGCAGACCAAGCTGAAAAATCGGTTGGAAGTTTAAAAAGCCAATTAAGAGAAGCACAGGCTGAGGTTGCTACATTATCCGACAAGTTTGGAGCAACTTCACGAGAAGCGATTGAAGCAGCTAAAAAAGCGGGAGAGCTTAAAGATAGGATAGGGGATGCAAAAGCATTGACCGAAGCATTTAATCCAGACGCTAAATTCAAGGCTTTAAGTAGTTCATTAAGCGGTGTAGCTGGTGGATTTGCAGCGGTGCAAGGTGGTATGGCTTTATTTGGTAGTCAATCTGAGGATGTAGAAAAGACTTTATTAAAAGTACAATCCGCAATGGCACTTTCGCAAGGTTTACAATCGATTGGCGAAAGCGTAGATTCATTTAAGCAATTAGGAGCTGTTTTAAAAAGCACTTCCGTAGTTCAAAAGGTAATGACAGCCGCAACAGCAGCTTATACATTTGTTACTGAAGCATCAACAGCGGGTTTAAAACTATTCAGATTGGCTTTAATTGGTACGGGCGTAGGTGCTTTAGTAGTTGGAGTTGGTTTATTAATTGCTAATTTCGATAAGGTTAAAAAAGTAATAATGAACCTTATACCTGGTTTAGCTTCGGTTGGAGAATTTATAGGTGGTATTGTAGATTCAGTTACTGACTTCGTAGGTGCAACTTCCGATGCTACAAGAGCCGTTG